TTCTATGGTCTGGATTAGTTGGGTCAAAATTAGGCATTGTTCTTGGGTCTGCTCTATAATAAGCTTTTTCAAGAGCCTCCGTTATCCCACCAATATCTGTAAAAACTCCTTGATTGTACAAATCCATAAAACTTTTATAATTTTGAAAAGATGTTGGGTCTTTGTAGTCACTATCTTTTAGCTCTTCCAACATAAACCGAACTTGACCACTTAAATCATTTACAGGTAATCCAAAACTTTCTTGAAAACTTCTTAGTTTATCTTGCCTAGCACCTCTCCATTGATTTAGACCTAATGCAAATCTACCCTCATCATCTGGCGGACTTTCAATATGACCTTGAAACCCTCTGGTCGGATTGTACATATTTTCAACCATCATGTTTCCAACAAATCCAGACGCAATGTCAAATGGCATTCCACTTGATAACAATTGTGTCATAATTGAAAATACAGAGGGGTGTAAATTTGCCATGTTATTTACCCATTTTAGTCATTGCTAATAATGTTAAATAATCAAACAAACCTTGATTTTTGGTCGTTGTTTGAGAGCTTTGATTTGGGATTATCCCTAGTGAACTTAACAAAGCACTTAACCCTTGTTGCCCAGCACCAGTAAACCCACCAAATTGTTGTTTGGCATTTTCTACTAATTGTTGTTGCAACATTCTTTGGGTTTCACTTCTATCATAAGCTTTATCATCTAATTGATTAGCCATACCAAATCCTAGATTAGCTAACCCACTTAATGCCCCTGCCCCTGCCATTTGATTTGTCGCAACATTTAAACCCATTTGATTTTGATTGTTTAATTGGTTCATGGCTTGATTGTAATTTTGCATATTTAAATTGGTAGCCATTTGATCTGCTTGTTTTGCAAAAGCTTGATTGGTTAAACTATCAGCTACTCCGTGCCTACTTCCACCGTATGCCCCTGCATTCATTGCATTGGTTTGACCTTGCCCAATTGCCTTTTGTCTAGCTGTTTCAAGATTGTTAAGTGAAGTATCAATTACTTGATTAGTAAATGGGTTCATATACTGATTTAGGTTTTCTTGGTTAAAAGCCATTGGCTGATAATTCATGGCATTTGTCATTCCAGTTTTGGATTGCCCCAAAGTGTCCACCACTTGATTGTAAACATTGTTTCCAGCTGTTGCCATTATTGTTCTCCTTTAACTTCCGAATTCTTCACTATTATAATAATCTTGATCGGCTTGTGTCATTTCTGGGTAGTCATACCCACCACTTATCCAATCAGTAAAATCTTGAATTGGGTTATAGCTTGTATCAATTTCCAACGATCCACCTAGCATACTATCATTGTTAGATGATGGAGCTGGGGGAAAATAGTTGTCATCATCATCATTATGCCTTGAAGTGTCTACACCCACATTTGTTGGAGTTGGAGTTATTGGGTAGCCTGTCACGGGGTTGACTTGACCAATTGCATTAGCTTGTGGCAAGGATTCGGCTGTCTGGGCCTCTATTCTTCTAAAAATATCTGGGTAATTCTCTTTTAATTGTGCTAATTGATCTTGGTATAAATCATAAGACCTATAACCAGTAATTCCATCTTGAGTAGTTGTTGGGGGTAATGTGTTCCCTACATTTTGCATTCCAAAAGAACTTAATGCACTATTCACATTTGTATTTATGTTTGGGTTTTGGGAAACAACGTCAACCCCCATGTAAGGTGCATAAGGAACATTTAAACCTTTAGCTTGATCAACTGCTTCTCTTACTAAATCTTCTTGCCATTTTGGAATAGCTGTTGTTGTAGTTTGACTACCACTTTTTGACATTTTAAATCTCCTTATAAATCGTTGTTTGAGCTTCTTTCCAGCCATGACTTTTCAATGCTTTTACCCAACCTTTTCTGCCACTAATGGTTAGTTCTGTGCAATTTAATTTCCTTGCCCAAAAGATTACACTTTCATGCATATCTTTTAATTGGTTCATTTCCCCTGCCCCCAAAAATACATGACAAACTTTCTTTTTAGGAAATTCCAATATTTCCGTGACAAGGCATCCTTTTTCGGCTGGCCAAAGTTGGTATCTACGTTCTGCAATACCATGAAATATATCAATGATGTCATGCGTTCCCCCACTATATTTAAGAGCTTTTTCAATCCAATAACTACACTTTTGAATTTCTTCTTTTTTCATATCGCTATTGCTGAAAGCACCCCACTATTTGAAACTGTTAAAGAATATTTAGTTCCATTTGGACTAGACAAAATTAATCTTTCATCTTTTGTAATTTCTACATCTTGTTGTTTTTTTCTATTTAATAAATCTTCGGACTCAATATTTCTATTTCTTTCAATTTCAAACTCTGCGTCATAATTTTTTGGGGGTTGTTGTAAAATCATTATCTTCTCCCACCTACAATGGCATTCAATCTAAAACTTCCTACTCTCCAATCATTAGATGCATTTGTTAATCTCATTCTTACTTCTCTTCCTTGAAAACGTACACTTGTTGGGTTTGTCAAAGTAACACTTCCATGATCTATTTCTGGCGATGTTGGATATAATCTTGTCTTGAAATTAGCAGTAACACTTCCAAGAGTTTTTTCATCTGGAATTACTTGATTAACAACCATAATATTGTCACCAGAACCCATTTGAATAGCTCCACTTTCTACAAAAGGTGAAGGTGCAAAAGTATAAGCAGAACCAGTTTCATGCTCTTGTAAGAAATGACCAAAATTAGCAATAGTTCCAGAACCACCCGACCCATTACTTATTGCCTCTGCTTGAAATGTTCCAGATAGAACACTTACTTTAATAAGTGGTTTATCTCCACTAGTATCTATTGCTAAAACTTTGGCTGTAGCATTTGAAGTTCCACCAGTTAATGTATCATCAATAGATATAGTACCCGTAATATTTCCAGATAATTTAAAAATATATTCACTAGTCATGTATAAAGGTAAATTAAAAGTACCAGTATCAATGCCAGAGGTTCTTCCAAGAGAGCCAATCGACCATGTGTTTGTCAACCAATTCCAACTAGCATAACTGTCATTTTCTGTGGCATTTGATGATGGATAAAAAAATATCACTTCATTAAAGCTGGCATTAGCAACTGCACAACATTTTGATTGTTGAGATGTATTAAGATTGTTAAATACAAAGTCACTAACCTCACAAGGTATTTCTTGAACTTGCCCACCACTATATCTAAAGAACCCTAACTCACTCATCCAAACAATTCCTAAATCTAAAGACACAAGAGCTTGGTTTGAAACCACACCACAGCTAGAACCTACTTTTTGAATTTTATGAATAAATGGCTGTCCAATATATTGAGTTGCATGAGCATCATCTGTTGTAAGAATTAAAATCCCACCTCTAATCTTTTCAGCACAAACAATTTGACCAGTGGTTTGTAACGTAATTTGCCCTGCTTGATTTGTAGCTGATGCTGTCCATGAGTTGTTATTTTCTTGGTCTGACCAATAAACTTCTCTACTTTGGAATGCCCATAAAAATCTCTCATTGTCTACACAAATGGCTCTAATTGAAGTAGGTGCATTTGACAATAATGTTGCTGGGGTACTTGTTAATAATGCCCATTGGTAAACTTTTCCATCATCTGGTGAATTAGCAATTAAATTTTCTCCAAAAGTAGAAAATGTCCAACTAGTCACTGGTTGTAAAATAGCATTACTATCTCCAGACATTGTTCGACTTGTACCATAAGTAGAAGTTCCGTAAAAGCCAGAACCATAACCAACTAAGGATGTAGCATCTACTCTTCCTGTTGTGAAAGAAGTTGGGGTAATGTCAAATCTTGTGCCATTGGGTAGCCAAACATATAATTTTTCATAAGTTCCACCTACAACGTATCTAGCACCAGTATTTGATTTCCAACCTAACAAACCTCTAATCGGATAAGGCACAGCATTGTCACTTCTATTTCTCCATCCGCCAAAAGGTTGCATAGTTCCTTCATGCCACCGTACTAAATGGGCATTTGCCCATCTTCCACTTGCTTGAAGATCAGTTCCATTTTTATAAATCCCAGGTGGTATGTTAAGGGGTAGTAAAGCCATTAAAAATCTTTCTTTGGGAATGTAGCTAAATTGGGAAACCCTACTTGTTGTGGAACATCTAGTAAGGCATTTCGATAAGTTTTTACTTTGTTTTGAGTTTCTGTTGATAAGCTATCCCATCTTAAAGGATTTGTAACTATTGGGTCTACATCTCTTCCCAACAAGTTATCTCTTTGCATCCGAATCACAATTGCTTTTTTCTCATTAATTTCTTCTTCTGTTGGTGCAGAATATGGAGTAGGATTTGATGCTTTTAATTCTTTATATAGTTTTTCAACATCAACAGTAGACCCACTATCATTTGGATTGCATGAGAAAGGCACCCATCCAAGATCAGGGTGATTAATTTCACAATCAATAATTGTTTCAGTAAAATATTTTGCGTTTCTAAATTCTGTAATTTCTATCATTTAAATAACCCTTAACCATAAAGTATGTCTGTGTTGCATGTAATTTCCACTTGCTGTTGTTGCTAAATTGTCTATCTGCCCCATAGCTTTCCATGTACCAGTTCCAATCGCAGATGTGCTTACATCTATACCTACATTTCCACCACCTGAATCGTATGAAATTGCACCTGCTGGATAAATGGAAGAACCACTTACATCTTGACCATTATAATACTCGGTAGATGTATTTCCAATTGTACCAGATGCCCAAATATAAGTGCCAACTACATTAAAAGCAGTATTTGATACATACCCTTGTACATAACCACTTCGAACCGCAGTACCATTAGATGAACTAGCATAACCACTTAAATCTGGTGGTTGAAAGGTGAACTGACCTGTGCTTTGAGTATAGGCTAGTGCAGAATTTTGATTACCACTAGGTGATAACTGATTTACTGAAAGTCCATTCCTTGCCTCTGTTAAAGTTATACCACCAGAACCACTAGCATCAGTTCCCCATTCTAGTGCAGTTCCTCCACTATTCATTTTTAAAATTTGATTTGCAGAACCTAATGATGATGGAGTGTCACTTAAATCTGTTATGGATGCTGTAACAAATTCAATTGCATTTCCACTAGAATTAACCTTCACAAATTTAGATGCTGATGATGTAAAATTGTTAGGTGTGTCTGTAATGCTACTTGCCACAATAGATGTGGGGATTGCATCTGATACTGTTTTTAAATTCGTATCAATTGAAATTATTGTAGTATTTAATGTACCACCCCAACTGTCTTGGTCTGAACCAACAGTGGGATAACTTAAATTATAATTCGTGGTGCTGGGCATATCTTACTCCTATTATGCTACTCGTCTAAATGGCATTTCATCTGTCCAAATTTCTGTAATGTCAGGTACATCTTCCCAGTAAAGTTTTAGATTTGATCCAACTAAGGAAGTTGCACTCATTGTGCTAAAAATGTTAATAAGATAATTTGCGTTACAGCCCATTTGAGATTGAGCAACAAGATTAGCTGAACATTGATAAATTATATTTGGGTCAACTGACATTGCACTTGTGCCAACCATTTCGCTCTCTAATGCTAGAAGTGCTGTGCAAGATGTAGACATTGATGAAGTTGTCACCATTGCAGACGCAAACTCTACTATTTGAAGAACTGTGCAAGATGCAGACATTGATGAAGTCGTTACCATCGCAGACGCAAATGATATAAAGTTTCCAAAATTTGCCGTTACAACTGATTGAGCAAGCATTGATGCAGATGCACTTTTTACAATGGTTGCACTTGCAGACATTGATGATTGAGCAACAATCGCAGTTGCAAAGCTTTTTACAGTTGAAAACTGTGTGCTAAATGGTGCTGTACTTAGTGGAGCTTGTGAAAACATTTTTTATACTTTTGCCTATCCACCTTCATAAATTGATAAGATTTGTGCGTCTGTAAGTTCATCATCAAAAATTTGAAAAGCATCTACTCTCGTTGGAGGTCTCCAAGCATTGTCACTTGAATAACCTATAAACACTTCATTTGCCTTAAAATAATTAAGCCCTACACTAAGAGCATGGTGAGTTTCGTAAGCACCATCAACATACATCCCAATCTGATTATTGCTAAGTCTACTATGAGTACCATCAGAATGAACCCATGCTAAACAATGCCAATTATCATCAGCTACGTTTGTTGATCCTTCAGTTCTATAAAGATTACTCCCATCAAAAGATGCAATTTTACCATTATTAATCCCAAAACCACCCCATGTATTTGAATATACACTTAAAATTGGAACACCTACGGAATAGCTACCCCCATTAATCGATTGACTCCCTTTATACCAACAAATTATTGTCTTGCCTTTTGTAGCATTAACGCTACTTATTTCTGAAATACTATAACCATTATTTGCTCTAGTCGCAGAAGGATAACCTGCATGACCTGCCATTGTAGAATTATAGCCACCAGAAGTATAAAAACTTTCTACTCCAGAACCAACTGTTGTTGGTGTCCCATACGATCCAGATTTACCTATCCCAGAACTATCAAAACTCATCCCAAGAAGCAGAGTAGTTCCACTCGGAACATACATTTGAGTAAAAAATGTCAATGAAAAATTCTGCACAGTAGTTGCCACAGAAATACCATCAGACATACTGAAAGTAAGAGAAAAGCTACCTGCAAAGCTAGAATTGGAATTTCCTGTAATCTTAAAAAATCTGTTAGTTGTATTGGTACTAGGACTTAAAGCTGAAAAAGTTCCGTCTGCTGTAGCAGAAGATGTAATCGTAGCAGTTGTACCACCACCATTGGTTAGAGAACCTGTCGTAACAGCATAAGAATTTTGTAAAGTCGTTCCTTCATCAACATCAGCCCCAACAAGTTCTATAGCCGTTGCCGTACTCCCATCAGTATTTAAAAAATAACTAGTTCCAGAACTAGGACTAGAAATAGTAGGATTTGTGTTAACAGTTGCTACTTTGTACCAGCCACCACCGTTATGCACATAAAGACCAGAATTGGCTGTCACAAATGCTTGATTTCCAGCCGAGGCTGATGCACTTGTCATGGCTGAGATGTCTGCAAAAACTGTGACACCTCCACCAGATGATGCAGAAACAGTAATTGTTTTTGTTGAGCCAGTACCTGATGCTGTTACTGCATCACCAACAAAATTTAAAGTCGTTGCAGTTGTAGATAAATCACTACCTTCTTCTTGAATAGTTAAACCTGCACCACCACTATCTTCAGGTTCACTTCCACTTGCTTGAGTTTGAAAAGATACCTTATTATCACTTCCTTTTTTGATGATAATTTTGTTGCTAGAATCGCCGATTTCTAATTCGCTAGCTATTAGCTTTTTTGGGGCATCATTACTATCCAAGATAGATAAATTGTTGTCACTATCACTAGCAAGCTTACTATTTCCGATAATTAATGGATCACTACCTTTTCTAAGACTTCTATCAAAACTTTTGCTCATTCGTAACTCCTAGTAAATTTACCTTTCTAAGTTTTTTCTAATTCTTCTACTCTTTTAGACAGTTCTTGTACTGCCTTAACTAGAGGTACAATAAACTGTTCAAGATGTATTTCTTGAACACCATATTTATCTTCACTCCAACCTTTAAAATTTCCAATACTTAATTTATCTAAAGTAGCTTTAACTTCTTGGGCAATGAAACCTCTCTGCTCACCCTTTTTTGTATTTAAATTATAAGGGATATCATCTTCAGTTTCATTTTTTACAGTTTCAGGAACGCTGTTATCACCTTCTTTAGTATACACTTGTGGTACTAAATGAGATAACTGAGAATCATCTTTATCTAATTCTTTATAACTTTTAAAACTAAAAACTTTAGTATCTAACTCATTGATAAAATTTAAACCTACATCATTTGTAGCTATGTCTTTCTTTAATCTTAAGTCAGAACTTGCAGATGCCCATGTAACAGTACCACTACCGTTTGTTTGTAACTGTTGCCCAGATGAACCATCATAAGCAGTAAAAGTATAATTATTAGATAATGTTATCGAAACACCGCTAGCATATGCTGTTGTTAACTTATTATTTCCATTGTTAGTTAATTTAACTTCATTTTGTGCTACACAAGATATCATGTCTTGACCATAAGAATCTTGTATTACAAAGTCACCACCACCTCCAAATGATCCACCATTAGCTATTCTTATGTAGCTTTTATTATTATAATGAAAGATCCTCATATCGTGACCTGAACCAACTCGGATACAATCTGTCGTTGGCTGATCGCTTGATGCGTCAGAAATATCAACTGGATTTGGCGTACTGCCCCCACCAGAAGGCGAATCCCAACTTAAAACTCCATTTCCATCCGTTTTTAAATATTCACCATTTGAGCCATCTTCAGGCAAAATATAATCTGTATCTCCAGTAACAGTAGCAGGGGCATTTAAAGAAATATGATTTGAAGTATTTGGAGCTTGAATTTCAATTCGCCCTGCATTTGAACCACCTTCAACAATAAATTTAGCACCTATTATGTTCTTTACTGCTGAAATATCACCATCAGTATACAATGTAACAACTTGCGTACCTGCACTATTAACTAATACAACCCCAGAGTGTGATGCATTGCCCCTATAACTACGAATATGCAAAGCAGAACTAGATTCATAAAGCTTAATAGTATCTTGAGCCACAGAAGTTGGTGCAGAAGAAGTAGTTGCAAGCGTCAAAATGTCAGTATTGCTACCACTTCCACCAGAAGGTGTATCCCAACTTAAAACTCCACTTCCATCTGTTTTTAGGTACTCTCCACTTGATCCATCAGTTGAAGGTAAAGTAAGTGTGACATTTCCAGAATAAGAACTATGGGCAGGCGATTTTAAAGCCACATAATGAGCATTGGAACTTTCACAATAAAAACGCATTTCTGCTACTGATCCAGAACCAGTTTTTATTTCTAAAAGCCCATCAGATGCTAAAATCCCACCAGATGAACCATCACCATCTAAATGAACTTTTCCAGTTCCATTTGGTAAAATCTCGATATTAGCATTAGAAGTAGAAACAATATCATTCCCATTAATGTCTAAATTACCGCCAAGCTGTGGAGTTGTATCGTCTAGTAATGATCCTATTCCCCCTAGATTACTTAAAGCTGTAGACGCAGATGCAACATCATTTAAATTATTATTAGGCTGAAGAACATTGGCTACATTAAAAGGGGCAAAAGTTATGCTTTCTAAAATGTCATTTGCTGAAATACCAGAGGTAAGCGTGATCGTATTATTATTTGAAAGAGCATAATCAGTTGTTTCTTTTAGCATTATGCCATTTAAAAATACTTGTGTGTAAGCATTTACACTTAACGCAATCCCAGCATCATCATTGCCATTGAAAACAGTTTGATTATTGGTGGCTGTTTTTGTCCAGCGATTTGAAATGGCACTAAGATAAGTAGTTCCATTGATGGTTAAATCACCATTACTGTCTAAGAAAACAGCTTTCCCAGCAGGATATGTACAGAAAACTTCTTTGCTACCAGCACTAAAATTTATTTTTGTTGTGTTCCCTGCACTAGTTTGAAGGACTGTATCTCTTGATAGAGTTGTTCCAGACGCAGTGTAAGTACCAATACCAATTTCAAAAACATTAGCTGACTTATCAAAGATACAATAATAAGTTGTGTTGGTATTTCCAATGTCAGCAAATGATCTAAAACCACTAACAGACCCAGCAAGAGTAATTGTCCCTTGCCCAGTAGTAGTAGTGGTTTCCTTAACCCTATCTTTAAATATAAGTGCCATGTTTACACCTTATTATGAAAGCTGAACTGTTAGACTACCTGATGCCACTTGAAGAATATCACCAACTGCAATTGCTTTACTTGTGGTTAATGCACTATGGCAAATCATTGTTCCTGATGTGCTAGCCGTATGTATAGAGCAATGTGTGATCGTTCCCCAAGCATTACCAGTACAAGCTGGAAATGTTACAGTTGCATTTGATGTAGCTGTATCACCTGATACAGATCCAAATGTAATTGTCTGTCTTGCATATCCGTTTCCACTTAGTTCATTACCACCTGCGTCTGTAGGATCGGCTGTGTGTAAAGCTAGATAGATAGTTGTTGGTCTAGTTAATGAATTTGAATTAAAGGTATACTGTAATAA